GGCGTGAGTGCCGGGGCTTTTGGGCACCGTCCGGCCTGTCCACGACGGTCATGGATGCGTTCCTGCTTTCGCAGTTCAACACTGCTGACAAAGCCGTGTGGAAGGCGCGATGGGAGATGGGCGCTGGCTTCGACGTGGCGTTTGAAGGCGGGGACCGGCGCGTGCTTTACCCGTTCAAGTTCGGCGAGTTTGCCAGCGGCGTGACGGGCATCGAGTTTCAAGCGCCGGTCATAGTGAACATCGACATGACTCAGGACAAACGCTTCATCCACTACGGCATTGCCGCTGCCGTGGAGGAAACGTGCCGGAACTACAAGATCAACGGCCAGTCGCATCCCATTCCGCCGCGCAACCTGGCGTGCGACGTGACCGGCGAAGGCGCGGGGCCGTTTGGCATCATGTCGGGAAGCTGGTCGCGCGACATCATCCCTGTGGAGTTCGGTGGCGCGGCGGAAAAGACGGCGGTATCCACGGACAGGCCGACGACTTGGCACGAGCTTTACGGGAACAAGGTGACGGAAATCTGGTATTCGATGCGCCGGTTTATCGAGGGCGGACAGGTGCGCGGGCTGACCGACGCCGACACGATCCGCGAGCTGACTTCCCGCGACTACATCCGCAAGGGCAACAAGACGCATGTGCTGCCAAAAAGCGAAATGAAGAAGCTCAAGGCGCGCAGTCCCGATTTGGCGGATGCGGCTTGCATCGCCGCCTTCGTGCTTCGCAAGAAAGGCATCATGCCGGCGGGCGTGGCGGACAATGTGGTGGTGGATGCGACCGCATGGAACACGGCGGCGGAGAAGATGAATATGGAAGGGGATGAATCGGATTACGAAGATTCGACCGCAGCTTTTGCGATATGAACGAGATGACGCTGACAAATAGAACGATGGTTCCGCCCGGTGGATACCCATTCAAGCACCCGATCACCGGACACAATTTCAACAGCGGCACATACAATTTGCTTCTTTGGCAGGTTCGCGACTACTGCACTGCCAACGGATTTCCGCCCATTCCCGAGTCGGAAATCGAGCAATATATCTGCGAGCAGCTTGGTCCGCAGACCGCACGCCGTTTCTGTTCCGGTGACGGAATCTCGGTCAGCGGCGTGGATTTGCAGTGGAGCGATATTTGGGCGGGGACGAAGGTGCTGGCGTCATTCATCATCGGGGGTCGCAAGACGGTGGACAGGGCGGAAGCTGAACGTCGGGCGCAAATCTGTTTCCTATGCAGCCGCAACGCCCAATACTCCAAACCGTGCGGCGGAGACTGCCCTGAACTGGCTGACACTGTTGCGGCGATTGTCGGAGGAGAAGGAACCACGCGAGATTTGGACCTGCACGCCTGTTCCGTGTGCAAATGCAGCAATAAAGCCCAGGTTTGGGTGCCGATTGAGCACCTAAAACGCGGTGTGACGCCGGAAATTATGCCACTTTTCCCGCCAAAATGCTGGAAACGGCAGGGAATTGAGGAGATGGACGCGGAAACCGTTTGACTATTTACGCAAACAACGTAAAAACTCCGCACAGATGACAAACCAAGCTCCTCCAGACGGGAAACTTGCTGACTTAACCAAGTCAGGGGAGCCGATTAAATCGCGCGTCTCAGACCCGAAGCACGCGCTGAAAATCTGTCAGCGATTCGTTAATGACGACCGGCTAAGGGCTGCTCGTCGCGCCAAGGTGCAGGGCGCATTTGACGGCAACGCCCCAAAGGCGCAAGGCGATCTTATCAGGGCCGGGCGCGGAAATGACTCCAACCTGAACTTTAAGCGGCATCGCGGGAACATTATGAACGCTTGGACGCCGTTTTTCGATATGGTGTGCGAGGTTCCGCTCTGCATTGACGGCGATCTGGACTACGGCGACGCGGCACAGGACGCGGAATTGATGCGCGGGTTTGCCGAGTATTTTCACAGCATGGTTTTCAACTGGCGCGGGTTTGACGACATGAGTCAGCTTTGCGACCTGCAAATGCTTCTCCACGGTCCCGGCGTGCTGGCGTGGGAGGATTCGCTGGATTGGCGTCCGAAGGCGATTCTGGCGGGGAACATATACTTTCCAGACGGCACCGAGCTTTCCTTGGACAACTGCGAAATGGCGATGGTCTTTACGCCTATGAGCGCCGGCCAACTCTGGCGCAAGATAGAAAACGAAAAGGCCGCAACGGCAGCGGGATGGAATGTCGAGGCGGTGAAGCAGGTCATCATGGACAGCGCCACCAACGGCAGCGAAGCCTACGGGTGGAACCGCGAGTGGCAGCGGTGGAATCAGGCGTTTAAGAACGGCGACATCTACGTGACGCAAACGCAGACGAAACGCATCCAGCTTTCCACGTTGTTTGTCGAGGAAATGGACGGAACGATTTCGCAGAAGATCGTTCCTGCAAAAGAGGGGCAGGCGGACTTTGCTTTCATCTTCGACAGCCAAAGCCGGTATGAAGGCTGGGACCAGTGCATCTGTCTGTTCCCATACGACATCGGGGCCGATGGAACGTATCATTCCATCAAGGGGTTAGGCACTGACATCTACCCGTTCTGCGCGTTGCTGAATCAGATTGACAACAGCATTGCTGACCTTGTGGTAACAGGCATCAAGCCGATGTGGCAACCGACCACGAACGCCAAGTTGGAAGACTTCAAGATGGTCAAATGGGGTGGCGGCAACTTCATCCCGAACGGAATCAACCCGCTCCAGTTGAACATGAGTCAGGGGATCAATCCGGCGCTGGAAGTCTCAGCGGCGTTCACGCAAACGTTAATCCAGAACACCGCAGCATCCAACCAAAATGACTTGGCCGCGCCGACCGTGGAGGAAACCGCCAAGGGCGCGATGATTCGCGCCGCTGAGCGCGCGAAGGTTTCCAAGGGACTGCACAACCGATACATGCGATGCAAAGACCGGCAGTATTCGGAGATGTGGCGTCGGGCAACAAACCCTGATTTGAAGCCTTGGCATCCTGGCGCAAAAGAGGCGCTAAAGTTTCAGGAACGCTGCTACAAACTTTGCGACAAGCTGGGAGTGGAGCACAAGGCGTTGCAGGCTGTGACAGGCATCCGCGCCAATCGTTCGCTGGGGCTTGGCAGCGCAGCCATGCGTATCGAAATCGTCAATCAGTTGATGGCGAACATAGACCGCTTCGATGAGGTGGGGCAGAACGAAATCAAACGCCAGTTCGTTTCGGTGATGACGAGCTTCCACAGCGTTGACGCCATTGTTCCAAGTCTCACAACCGGACGGGACGCCACCAACGATGCGGCACTTGCGGCGCAGGAAGACAATGGCTTCTCGATGCTTGGCGAAGAGGCGGAGGCGATGGTTGTGCCGGGACAAAATCACGTCATTCATCTGGAGGTTCACATTCCGTCCATGCAGAAAGATATGGCGATGTGCCAAGCCGGAGAGCAGGCACCGGAAGAGTGCGACAAACGATTGGAGGCGAAAGGCAAACACGCGGGAGAACATCTTGCCAAGCTCGCTGGAAATCCTACGCGCAAACGCGAATACAAGCAGTTCAAGATGGCGTTGGATGAGCTGGCCGCGTTCAAGGATCAACTTGAAGCCATGCTGGAACAGCAGGCAGAAGACGCGCCTCCGCCGCCTGACCAGCCGACGCCTGAGATGGCGAAGGTGCAGGGCAATTTGGCGATCAAAGCCGAGAAAGAACAGGCCACGATGCAACTGCGCGAGCAGAAGCAAGCGTTCGATCAACAGATGAAGTTGCAACAGGCCGCTTTCGACAAGGCGCTGGCCGATGCCAAAGCGGCGGCGGACATCAACCGCTCCACGGCAGAGAGTCGCGCCTATACAGCGATGGACATGGAAAAGGCAGCAACCGAAAAAACCGATGAGAAATGACTAAGGCGGATTTCATTAAGGAGTGGGGCGCGGACTGGCGAAAACTGGCAGGCAAACCAATCTTCGCGGCGCTGCTATCAGCGATAGACGACGAAAGCCCTTCGCGAATCATTGCCGCGCGAAGTGATGCGGACGTTCTGCACGGTGGACCCGTGCTGGCCGCTGAGATTCGCGGACATGAACGGCTGCGCGCCTTCCTCGTTTCACTATCCACCGAGCAGGACAAACATTTTGAGCCGGACGACAAATTCGGAGAACCTGAAAAAATATGAGCACCACCATCGCGGAAGCACCGCCAGCCGAAAACAAGCCAAGCCCGTTTCATGCGGCGCTGGAAAATGCGTTTAAGGGAGACGACGCGCCACCTGTCGAAACCAAACCGGAAGCAGTCGCCAAGCCTGCCGAGGCTGCTAAGGAAAGCTCTAAGTCGGTTCCTGACACACTGTTCAAGAAGCCGGACGCCGACGCGAAGCCGCCCGAAGAAGCGCCGCCAGCCAAGGCCGCTGCGGATGAAATCGCCGAGCCGCCAAAGCTGGACGCCAAGGGCAAGGCAGGGTGGGAGGCGTTGAAGAAAACGGC